AGTTACTAACCATGGATTTGTAACGGCGCAGAAAATTATATTCAACTCAGTATCCTCTCCTGGAGGACTGGTCGATGATACAATTTATTATGTGATAGTTGTCAATAACAACAAAATTAAACTTGCAACTAGTCGTTATGATGCACTGAATGGAATTGCGGTGAACATTGCTTCAGAGGATATTGGAACAATTTCCCCAATTAATCCACCAATTACTCTCACCAGAAATAGCATTGTAGAATTTGATCTATCAGATGCTTCTCTGGCATATACTCTTGGAATATCTGATTTAAGTGCATTTGATTTCAACTTGTATTTTGATAGACAATTTATCAATTCTTTCCTTTCAACTAAGGAGACATCTACATTTGAAGTTACTAAATCTGGTTCTATTGGAGTAGATCCGGATGCCAAGGTGACATTATCGATAAATGATGAAATTCCAAAGACTCTTTATTATCTAATCACACCAATCAATCTGACACAAAACACTCTTACAGATATTCCAGTAACAATTGACACCGAAGTTGCGGGTAATAATTCAATTAATTTGGTGAATAGTGCATATAATGGCACACATACATTGAAAGATGTTCCAACCGGTTCATCATTCGATTTCCAGATTAGAAGAACCCCAGAAGTTGACTCATATACTTCCACGAATACTTTCATTAAGTATACCACAAATTCACCAACTGGCATTGGATCCATTGCCAAAGTAAAAGTAAATTCATTTGGAAAAAATTACAAGAGCCTTCCAAAAGTATCTGCGATTACTTCCACTTATGGAAAAAATGCAGTTTTGGTTGTCAATGGTGATAATATTGGAACACTTAATAAAGTATCATTCTCCAACATTGGGTATGATTATTCCTCAGATCTTTCATTACGACCAACAACTATCCTACCAAATATCCTCAAGATAAATCCTGCATATTCATTTGAATCTATTGGCATCTCTTCTGCTGGGAGGAATTACACTGTTGCGCCAAACTTGGTGGTTATTGATACAAAGACTGGAACATATTTAAATGAAGTTGAATTGGATTATAATGTTGGCGATTCGATAGTTCAAATCAATAATAATACTGCAAGATTGCAGGGAGAACCAAGCATTATTCCAGTTGATAATATCAACGGAACTAAAATCAGAACAATGTCGTTCAACAACCTCACAAAAGATGTTGTAGTTTCATTGGCATCTACTTATAGTGTTCCATCACAGTTCCCATTTGCAATTGGAAAGAATATTCTAATTGAAAATACAAGCGTTGGAATTACAACAGAGGATAGAGATGGTAATATTATTACAAGACAAAGTGGAAAGGGATATAATTCAGCAAATTACAACTATGCACTGTTTGAAATTATTTCAATAGATCCCGATTATGGTGGCATTTCTCCGACAATTACATATAATTTAACAAATTATCTTGGTAGTTCAGAAGAACCTGGCGTATTTAATGCGTTGGAATCTTATGGAAAGGTAATTCTTGAGGAAGAATTTCCAGTATTTAATTGGACACTAATCAAAGGAGTATTCTCTCCAGGAGAATCTGTTACAGCAAATCTAAATCAAGGAACTGTAATTGATTGGGACGACACAAATGAATTGCTGAAGGTGTCATGTATTAAGAACTTTGAGGTTGGGGAATTATTAAAATCTCAGGTTACTGGTCTCGAAGTTGAGATTACTGAGGTATTCTCATATGATTCCAATTTGAATATTGAAGCATCATCAACTGTAACGAAGGGGTGGAATAGCAATACAGGATTCCTCAACAATTCGCTACAAAGAATTCATGACAGTGACTATTATCAATACTTCTCATATTCACTAAAATCTGAGATTGAGATTGATAAGTGGGATGATGCAGTTAGCAATCTGAACCATACTGCTGGATTTAAGAAATTTAGCGACCTTCAGGTAGAATCCCCAGTAGATATAAGCACTGGAATTCAAACATCTCAAGATAATGGAGATGTTACTATTTTTGCTGATTTGGCGTCCAACGTCAATATGAATACTGTTTATGATTTTGATCTGGCGACGGAAAGTGTGCTGACTATTGATGGAACTCTGAAGTCCGATCAAATTCTGTTTAAGACTAAGATTATTCAGGATTATATTGAAGCAGTTTCAAATAGAGTTCTAATTATTGATGACATCAGCGATGAATTTACAGTTGCTGCTGGTCTTGAAAATTATGGCGTTGCAGATCAATTTAATGACAGTAGAATTAGAAAATATGTAATGTGGGTTGGAGATCGCTCCGTCAACTTTGAGACTCAGAGACAAATTCAACTAGTAACTCTTCTTCAATACCAAACTCAAGGATATCTCAACCAATTCGCTAAAGTTGCTAGTGATGAAAATCTTGGTGACTTTGACTATAGATTCCTTAATGGAAATAATGAATTGCTTTTCTATCCAATCAAGTCTGAAATTAATGATTATGAGATGAGTGGATTCTCATTCTCACTTAAAGATTCTGGTGCAACAACTGGATATTATGGTCTTGGATGTGTAGATCTATCATCATCTTCAACAACTATTGCCGCAGGTGCTGGAGCAGGAACAACAAATACTGTTGTTGGAATTGCTTCTACATATAGGGCAGCAAAGTTCATGGTTTCTGTCGCAAATGCTGGCAATACATATTTTGGATACGCAGAAGTTTCTGTTGTTCACGATGATACTAATGTTGTTCAATTACAATTTAATGAACTATATTCATCAAATCTGCCTACAGAAACAGGATTGGGCACATACAGAGCAAATCTAAATGCCGGTGGATTGGACTTGTGGTTTGAGCCTTACACAACTACCACAGAAGATTATCAGTTTAATGTTGATATTATTGGAATATCTGCATCAGATACTGGTGTTGGAGCAACTTTCTTCCCAGGTGGAGTAATTGAGACTGCATACACTTCTATTGCATCCACCACAGAACCAGCAAAAATAGCACAATATGACAATTTCTATCAAGGTGCATATTATGTTGTTCTTGTTCATGACACTACAAATAATCATTATCAAGCTTCTGAGGTTCTGATCACAGATGATGATACTGATGTTCAAATGGTAGAATTTGCGCCAGTAGCAACAAATTCAGGATTGGGAACAGTTACTGCGGGAATTACAACAGTAACTGAATTGATGTTCCTTCCTGCTGCTGGAATTGATGTTGATGTTAGAGTAATTCAGTTTGCCCTTGGACCTTCAAGAAGCGTTGTTCCTGAGAATACTATAACTCTTGGATCGGCAGGATCTATTGACTATGCAAATGGAACATTTACTGGAACTGAACTGGCACGCAAAAAATCATTTGATCTGTATCATGAGGGATATCCAATATTCCAAAAGGAAATTGACCCATCCTCAGATTTGGTGCTCAGCAATTCCTCAGTATTCCTACCAAACCACTTCTTCGTAAGTGGAGAGGAGATTGTGTATTCTCCCGGAGATTTTGGAAGTCCGATTGGAATTGCAACGACAACAATTACTGGAGTAGGTCTCACAGATAAATTACCATCATCGGTTTATATCATTAAGAATGACAATTCATCCTTTAAATTTGCAGGTTCTGCTGAGGATGCTCTTGGTTTCGTTAACCTAACACTTACTGATGTTGGTGTTGGCACAGAGCATCTTCTAACTTCTATTAGACAGAATAGTAGATGTATTATCTCTATTGACAATGTAATTCAATCTCCCGTTGTTTCAACTGCAATAACATCTTCACTTGACGCTCCGGCATCAATTAATTCGGAAGTTCTGACTTTGACTGGCATCACCTCATTCTTTGCTGGTAATTTTGTGCAAATTGGGGATGAAATTATCACCATTCGTGCTGTTAGTTATCTTGGGCAAGAAAATGATATTCTTGTAAGGAGAGCTTGGTTAGGATCCCCAGTTGGAACTCATACAGCAGGAACTATTGTTAGAAAGGTCTATGGAAACTATAACATTATTAACAACACAATTAACTTTGCAGAAGCTCCATATGGTAATGTAGAGCTCTCTGGTCTTAGATCCGATGAGCAAGATTATTTTGGATTAGATGTTCGGTCATCTTTCTCTGGAAGATCCTTCCTGAAATCCGGAATTCCTGGTGGTGTGAATGATCCTTATCTGACTAATGTTGTATTTGACGATCTTTCTCAACAATTTAATGGCATTTCCAGTCAATTCAATCTACAAAGTAATAGGGTCGATGTAACAGGAATATCTACAGGAAATGCAATTGTTCTGCTGAATAGTATTTTCCAGAACCCACAAAATATTGATTATTCTCTTTCCGAAGTTGCTGGAATTACAACTATTACGTTTACTGGAGACTTTACTGCAACAAGTTCCGATGTAAATTCTACAAATCTTCCTAGAGGTGGTGTAATAGTTTCGATTGCAACTACTGAGGGTCTTGGATATCAAGCGAGAGTGTCTGCTGGCGCAACAGCAACAGTTTCTGGTATTGGAACAATTCAAAGTCTATCAATCGGAAATACCGGTGGTGGATATAGAGCAAGTTCCGAGTATGATATTGTAACAACAGTCAATCACCCCGTAGGTGTTGGGACTACCGTAATTTATCTTGAAAATACATTTGCCGTTCTTGAGAAACTTGCATATTCCTCAGATAATAGAATTAGTGTTGGTGTGGCACTGACAGACGTATCTATCGTAAGCGTTGGTGATACATTTATCACCGTTGGAGTTGGGTCTGAACCATCATCTGAGATTGAAACTGGATCAATCGCACATATTGAACTTAAGAACCCAACCGCAGGTATTGTTAATATTAGCGTTGCTCAAACTGATATTGGCAATGCAGAATTTATCGGTTTTACAACGGTCATTTCGGGTAGAATTTCTCCAGATTATGTAATTACAAATCCAGGTTCGGGTTATACAAATACAAATGAACCACTAGTAATCTTTGACGATCCACTGCCATATAGTGACATTCCACTTGAATATTCATCCGCATCTCCATTCTCAGGTATAGGCACTGAGGCAACGATTGATATTACCGTTGGACAAGGATCCAGCGTAATCAACTTTGAAATCAAAAATTATGGATATGCTTATGGTAATGGAGAAATTCTGACACTTCCTATTGGAGGTCTTGTGGGAATTCCAACGGACACCACTAAGACCTTCAGAGAATTCCAGATTACAGTAGAATCAATCGCCGCAGATAGTTTTGCTGGATGGAGTGTTGGTGATCTACAAGTATTGGATTCCATTGAGTCACTATTCAATAGTGTTGACGTTACATTCCCACTCTCAATTAATGGGGAGAGGACTAGTATTCGCTCTAGAGTTGGTTCTGACGTGCGTGAGGATGCTCTACTCCTAATATTCATCAACAATGTCCTACAGGTCCCTGGAGAGGCATATCAGTTTGATGGTGGTTCTACTGTCAGGTTTACTATTGCACCAAGATTTGGTGACAGATGCAATATTCTATTCTATAGGGGAACATCTGAGGTTGATACAATTGACGTTGAGGTTCTTGATAGTATTAAAGTTGGCGATACTGTTGTTCTTAATGATGGAAATATTCTTTATCAGGAAGAAAGTAGACTTGTTACTGATATTGTCTCAACTGACGCTGTTACTACAAATATCTACTTTGGTGCTGGAATTAATCCAGATGAAACATATGAAAGACCTCTTGCATGGACACGACAAACTGATGACCTGATTATTGATGGTGAGGAAATTGGAAAAGATAGAGAACTTTATGAGGCAAACATCTTCCCAACCGCAAAGGTAATCAAGGATGTTTCCATCGCATCAACAGAAATTTTTGTTGATAATGTGAGAACATTTTTTGATCATGATAAGGAATATCCAGCGGTTCTTCAAGGACTTCAGCACGATATTATGATTCATGAATCCAAGTATGTAATTGCTGCTGCGGCCACTTGCACAGTATCGGGAATTGGATCAATAACAGGAATAACCATTACTAATGGTGGAGTTGGATATGAGGTTGGCGAAACCCACCAACTATCATTTGGAATTTCTTCTGGCGTCGGATCAGACGCTAGAGCGACTGGAAGTGTTGGACTTACAACATCTGGATCAATTACTACTGCACAGATCACAAATCCCGGTATTGGTTATTCATATGCACCAATAGAATCTCTTACAATTCTTAATAGTGGAACTGGATGGCCAAATACGGGTCTTGAATATACGTTTACAAACGTCAGATTGAAGAATAGGTTCAGTGACGGATATAATGCATTAGCAAATATAACTATCATTAATGGTGGATTACTGTCTGTAGATGTTACAAACGGTGGATTTAATTATCACGTGGGCGATCAACTTTATGTCAATGTATTGAATTATGAGGGAGTTGACATACTTCTTAGCACTCAATTAAATCTGCAAGTATCGTCTATCATTGCACCACCTGTAATTTTTGATGAACCGTCGTTCGACCGTGAATTGATGTCAGTTTCTTACGAAGGAGACTTTGGCATTATCTCTGGAATTGGAACAACATCCTACACAGGTGTTACTACTGGTCTGGTATTTGATTTTGTGATTCCAGAAAATTCATTCCTGCGCGACACGTATGTGAGCGGAGTTGTTGGAGTTGCGACAACCGGCGTAAGTGGGATTCAAGATGGTTATTATTTTGTAATTCACGATTCCAACGTTGGTGATACTATTATTTCCCTGGAAAGCGATGATTCGCCTCTTGGAATTGGCACAACCTTTATCAATAATGTATTCAAGGCAGAATCCGTATCTATTGCACAAACAGAAGCAGTTGGTCTTGGATTAACCTGGGTTGCCAAAGTTACAACCAAAGTAGATAATTATGATGATTTCCTATCTGGAATTGCACATAGCACATATTATGGGCAATATTCATGGGGAAGACTCTATGATCTAAATAGGATCCTGAAGTTAGATATTGGTGCATATAGAGGGGAAAATCTTCTTACATATAGTGAATTTGAGAGTGGGTGGACAAATACTGGTGGAGTTTTATTAGATTATACTGAGTATTCTGCACCATTCTCATCAACATATGGAGTAAAAATTACAGCATCTGCTGTTGATACTGGCCTATTGATGCCGACCACATCTTTAGTTTCTGGAACTGATTACACATATAGCGTATATATCAAACCAATTTCAGGAAATGAAAGAATGTATTTTGGTTCCAATACTGGAACAAATGTGGCAGCATCTATTGACTTTGACTCCACGATCCCAACAATCTCAAACAAAACAGGAACAACATTTAACGGGATGATAATTCCTCAGGGAGATGGATGGTATAGAGTGGCGTTTACATTTAATGCGGGCGCATCTGCTGCTCACAACTTCATTATCTACAGCGAATCATCTGATGATAATGTATTTGTTGCGTGGGGTGCTCAAGTTGAGTCTGGAGCAGATTTGACACAATATTCCAAGGTGACACATGCAGAAGTATACAGAAATACTTGTGCGACAGATGAGAACACTTATCCAATCCTAAGAAGATTTAATAACCTCAGGTTCAGAGGATATGAATAACCCCAATTTTAGGCGTGATAAATAGATAAAAAACTAGTGAAATAATGTCTGCCATCATCACTGACCAACTAAGAATTTTGAATGCGAAGACCTTCGTAAACGAAGTTTCCTCCTCATCAAATTCATATTACGTCTTTGTCGGATTGCCTAATGCATCCGAAGTCCAATCGGATTGGGATAATGCACCTCCCGCACCAAAGGACAGCTTTGATGAGGAGAATAATTATTGGGATACGATGATATCCATGATTAAGATTAAACCTGAGGACATTAAACAAGTCATCAGGAAAAACGAATGGACTTCTGGTGTTACTTATGACATATATCGCCATAATGTCAGCAGAACTAATCCATCTCAACCTTCTGGAGCAACTAGTTTATATACATCAAACTATTATGTAATTAATAGTGACTTTAGGGTATATATTTGCTTGAATAATGGAAAAGACCCAGAGAATGCTCAGGGAAGACCATCTCTTGATGAGCCAACATTCACAGATCTGGAACCAAGATCTGCAGGTAATAGTGGAGATGGATATATTTGGAAATACCTCTATACAATTAATCCAACTGATATTGTAAAATTTGACTCACTAAACTTTATTCCGGTTCCCAAAAATTGGTCAACCAGTGCCGATACTGCTGCAATTAGAGAAAATGCAGAGACTAGTGGGCAATTAAAGACCATTCTCATCAACAATCGCGGTGTTGCACTTGGGAGTCCAAATGTAACATATTCAGATGTTCCTATTAATGGAGATGGATCTGGAGCAAAGGCAACGATCGTTATTAATAACGACTCAACAGTAGAGAGTATCACAATTTCTAATGGTGGTTCTGGATATACATATGGAACGGTTGATCTTGTTGCAGGTGGAGTTCCAACTGGCACAACAGCACCAGAATTTGAAGTAATTATTCCTCCCTCTGGGGGACATGGGGCAGACATCTACAGAGAATTGGGAGCATATAATACTCTAATCTACTCTAGAATTTCCAATGATGTTCAGAATCCAGATTTTATCACCGGAAACCAGATCGCAAGAATTGGAATTGTAGAGTCGCCACAGGCATATAATTCAGCAACGGTTCTGACATCAGAAAAGGCATCTGCTTTGAATGCGATTAAATTGACTGGAGTTGGATATAGTTCGGCAACATTCTCATCAGATAGTTTTATTACTCAAACTGTTGGAACTGCGCAGACTGCAGTGGGAAGAGTTGTTTCTTATGATCAGGTGACTGGTGTTCTTAAGTATTGGCAAGATAGATCATTAGTTGGATTTAATACAAATGGTTCTCAAAACCCCAATCCAGCATACGGATTTAATTTGATTGGGTTCACAACATCCATTTCTGCCGGGGGAAATACTCGGATTTATCAATCCGATGGTATTACTTATTTTGACATTGATACTACATTTAACAGTGCCAGTGCAGTCATAAATAATAAGACATATTATCTTGGTCAAACATTTGTGAGTGGTCTATCTAATCCCGAAGTGAAACCACATTCAGGAAACATCATATACGTTGATAATAGACCATCTATTACAAGATCATCTAACCAAAAAGAAGATATTAAAGTAATTTTGCAATTCTAAAGTATCATGCCCCAAGAATCCAATCTTAACGTTTCGCCATATTTTGACGATTTTGATCCTAGTAATAATTATTACAAGGTTCTATTTAATCCTGGGGTTCCCGTTCAGGCAAGGGAACTTACAACTCTCCAATCTATGCTCCAATACCAAACCGAAAGTTTTGGTAAGCATATCTTTAAGGAGGGATCTGTAGTCATTCCTGGACAGATGCGTTATGACAATCCCATATATGCAGTTGAACTGAATGACTCATATAATGGAATTCCAATTTCATTATACTTTGACAATCTTCTTGGAAAAAAGGTTCGTGGCGCATCCACTGGTGTTACTGCTGAGATATTTTACGTCCTTAAGGCATCAGAATCCGAAAGGGGGACATATACAATCTATGTAAGATATCTTGAAAGTGGTGGAACAGATTTCACGACAAAGATCTTTGCAAGTGGCGAAACACTTTTATTAGAAACCCCTCTAACATTTGGAAATTCCACAATTCCCGTTGGGCAGGGAATTTGTGATACAATTTCAACAAATGCAACGTCTGAAGGATCATCAATTTTTGTTGCAAGTGGAGTTTATTTTGTAAGAGGGTTCTTTGCACGTGTGTCAGAGCAAAGAATTCTACTCGATCAGTATGGAACAAGACCATCATACAAGGTTGGTTTTAATGTGCTGGAATCAATTGTAACTGCGGGTGAGGATGCTTCCCTATTTGATAATGCACAGGGATACTCTAACTATGCTGCTCCAGGCGCTGATAGATTCAAACTTGAACTTGAACTTGCCAAAAGAGACCTAACTGATTTAGACACGGATAATTTCGTAGAGATTATGCGCGTTGAAGGTGGACAACCACAATTCTTTGAAAAAAATGCACAATACAATCTCATTAGGGATGAATTGGCAAGAAGAACTTATGATGAATCTGGAAACTATTTTGTAAAGCCGTTTAGCTTTATTGTAAGAGAGAGCATCAACGATAGAGCCAGAGTGAATGGCGTATACTTTGAGGGACAATCAACTGTCAATGGGAATACACCAAGTGAAGATAAAATGGTGTATCAGATTGGTCCCGGAAAGGCATATGTAAGTGGATATGATGTAGAGACTATTTCCGCACGTCTGCTTGATGTTCCCAAAGCAAGAACCACTAAGACATTAAGAAGTCAGGCAATAGACTTTAATGGTGGTAATTTATTCGTCCTTCATAATGGATACGGTTCCCCTTCGGTTGGATTGGGAACAACTGCAACAATTAGCTTGATGGATTCCCGTATTGGAGCAGCTGCTCATGTTGCTACTGGAACAACAATTGGTGTTGCAAGAGTTTTTGACTTCATTCCCGAAAGTGATTATGTAAATGATGAGAGCAGACTACATCTGAGACTGATTGATATTCAGACATATACCAAACTCACTCTCACCACACCAATTAAACTGTCAACACCAGCATATATTGTTGGTAAAAAAAGTCAGTCTGGTGGATATCTTGTAAGTAATGTTTCATCCTCCACAGAACTAACTCTATATCAAATCAATGGATCATTCCTGGATAATGAACAAATCATTATTAACGGAGAAGATAATGGAAGATTGATCCTAAATTCCACAGATTATAGCATTAATGATGTCAAATCTGTATATGGAAACAGTGGAATTTCCACCTTCAATGCCGATCTGGTCCTAAACAAGAGGTCATATATTGCCAAACCAGGAACATCTTTCCAGGTCACTCTTGGTGTTGGAAATATTTCAACAATTACCTCCGGACTTGAGAATACATTTACAAATGTTCTGCATATAGGTGACATTATCTCATATCCATCTGCTTCATATACTGGGGATCAAATTTACAACAAGGTCACTAGTATTGCCGCTGATGGCACCTCATTTACAGTTACTGGAGTAACAACAGTTACTGGAATATGCAACGGCACTCTTCCCACCTCCACAAGAACCGTTCAAAATATCATTAAGCAATCACCATTAGTCCCACTAAGATCATCCCTCTTAACCAGACTAAATGCGAATAACGTTGCATCGTTAAGCATAGAAGAAGGTGAAGTTATTCAGAGAAGACTTTATTCAAATATTTCGGTTACAGATAATTCACTCTCAATAACAATTGATGCGAATGATACTGATATTTACTTTGAGTCATTTGATGAGGATAGGTTCGTAATTACATACTCAAACGGCACAATCGAACCAATTAGGAGAGATAAGTATAACTTATCTGCAAATGGAAAGGTTCTGACTTTCTATGGATTGTCGGTTGCAAGTGGGACAGCAGATGTAATTACAACTGTTAAGAACCTAAAGCCAAACTCAAAGTCCAAAAAACTTCAAAAAACAAGCACTCTTGTTGTCACTAGATCATCAGATACATCGTCCGGTATTGGAACAACCACGCTGAATGATGGATTGACATATAGCAACGTCTACGGAACTAGAGTTCAGGATGAAGAAATTTGCCTGAATGTTCCTGATGTTGTTAGAGTTTTGGCAGTATATGAGTCCGAAGATACAACGGATCCTTCTCTACCAACACTACAACTCACATCATTTACTGGAGTTTCTAATAACAATGCAGATTTTGAACTCGGTGAATGGATAGTTGGGTCA